CGGATGATGTCCAGGATCTCGAGCTCATCGGGACCCCAGAAGTTCTCATCGATGAACCTCGCCCAGGGCGACTTGAACCTGTCGATGAACCGCTGCTGGCCCACGAACGTGAACAGGTCGGCCATGGCGAGCGCCCGGGAATCCCTGAAGAACCCACGGTCAAAGTCATCGATGAGGTTTGACAACTTCATGAACGCGTCCGGAATGTTCTCCTTCATGAACCCGTAGAATATCAGGTAGCGACGGAGCAGTTCTGTCCCGCAGGCGTTCATGTCGATCCTGCACCACGGACGAGTCTCGAGGTAGAGGGATGACTCGTGGTGATCGAGGATCACACAGTTTCCACGTTTCTCCATCTCCTCGGCGTGTTTCGTGTCGAAGGCGGTCTTCTGGTTCAAGCCGAGATCGGCAAAGATGAGGAACTTGTCGGTCTTGAAGACCGGATCGTTCTTCATGAACCGTTCGACCTGGCCGGCTGCCACGTAACGGATGTTCTCCCTCTTCCCGCCAGCCTGCAAGAACATGATGGCGCACCCAGCACCGTCCATGCAATTGCGGTGGGTGACCAGGATCGTCTCCTTGATGTCCGTCGGCCTCAGCATCTGATACATCCTATCACATCAAACCTTTCCTGTAAATCCTCTATTATCCACACTTGCTGTACCCGCAATCGAGACACGTCACACATCCCTGCTGGAAACCAAGGTTCGTTCCCGAACACTCGGCGCACTTCTTCTCGGTCGTCTTCGTCCCGTCGGGGATGTAGGACTTGGCCAACACCCGGGCGATCACCGAGGAGAAGCTGAACATGTCAGCCCCCTTGTCCTTCCGGAGCTGCTCGACGAGGTATCGTACTGGCACACCATGGCGCAAGGCCGTGGAGAGCGTGCGGGTAAACGCCCCGTGGTTCGGGTTGTCGAACTGACCGACGATGTCCACGAACAGCTCTCCGCCGGCCTGCAGGTCGTACCTGTTTCCAGACTTCAGGCGTTCCTTCCGGATGACGCCCTCCTTCTCTTTCTTGCCGATGTCGACGTGGTCGGCGAGACCCGCAAAGATCTCGTACGGCTGTCCGTCCAAGAGACCGATGAGGATGAGGTACTGTTCTCCCTTCACACTGGCCCGATGGATGTGACACGGAAGCTGCTCGGGACGTCGTGGGGCCATCGTCTCCCGGATGGTGTTGCCCTCACGGTCATGGTCTCCAGTGTCATCCGACTTCACCAGCACACCCGAGCGGCTACCGTCGCGGTATACCGTGACTCCCTTGCAGCCCGTCTCCCAACCTCTCATGTAGATCTGGGAGACAGTCTCTACTGTGACATCCTTGGGAAGGTTCGTCGTGTTCGAGATGGAATGGTCGATCCATTCTTGGGCCGCGGCCTGCAGTTCGACCTTCTTCACCCAATCGATCTCCTCGGCCGTCGCGCCCCAGTACGGGCTCTTCGTGACGTCTGTCTCGCCGGTCACGCTCATCCACTTGGTGACGCCATGGTGATAGATCTTGTACTCCTGCCACGTGTCACCGTTCTGATCGACAAAATCGACCCGGGCGTCCCGATCATCCGGGTTGATCTTCCTCCGACGTTTTCCCTCTATGAAGATCGCCGGCTCGATCCCGTTGGTCGTCTGGGTCTGGGTTGAGAGACTTCCCACTGGGGCCGTTGTCAGGTTGGCGATGTTCCTTCGACCACGAGCCTCGTAACGAGACCTGAGCTCTGCGTCATGGGACATGATCCGCTCGATGAACGGATGACCGACCTCACGAGCGTAGTCATAGATCGGAAAGGCTCCGCGTTCCCACGCCATGTCGACAGACGAGCGATACGAACTGATCGCGAGCTGCCTGTAGATGTGCGAGACGACCTCGATGGACTCGTCCGTCCCGTACTTCAGATCAAGCATCGCCAGGCAGTCACCCAGTCCAGTGACGCCCAATCCAGTGCGTCGACCGTTGGCTGTCGTCTTCTTGATTTTCTGCCAAAGATCAAGCTCGACTCTCTTGACGTGCTCGGGTTCCGGATCTGATTCGACCTTCGCGATGATGCGATCGATCATCTCAAGTTCGAGATCGACGATGTCGTCCATGAGCCTCTGGGCCTTCTCGGCAGCCTCAGAGAAACGATCGTAGTCGAAGTACGCCTGGGGAGTGAATGGGTTGACGACAAACTTCGTCAGGCAAAGCAACGCCAGGCGGCACGAATCGTATGGGCACAGCGGAAGCTCACCGCACGGGTTTGTCGACTCGGTACGGTACCCAAGGTCGGCGTAACAATCGGCCGGGCTGAGCCTGAGGATTGTGTCCCAAAAGAGGATCCCTGGCTCGGCTGACTCCCAGGCAGCCTCCATCATGGCATCCCAGATCTCCTTGGCGGGGACCATCCTCTCCACGAGATGCGGGACGTCCTTCTCGACGGGAAAGCGCTGCTGGTATTCCCTCCCATCACGTACCGCTTGCATGAACTCATCAGAGACCCGGATCGAGATGTTCGCGCCGGTGACCTTCGTCTTGTCTTTCTTAATGTTGATGAACGTCATGATCTCCGGGTGATGCACGGAGATGGAGATCATCAGGGCTCCCCGGCGGCCACCTTGGGCGACCTCACGGGTAGAGTTGGAGAACCGCTCCATGAAGACCCCGATTCCATCGGTCGTCCTCGCGGCGTTCTTGGCCGGAAGTCCCTTCGGGCGGATCGGAGAGATGTCATGGCCCACCCCGCCGCGACGCTTCATGATCTGCACCTGTTCCTGATCTGCCAGGAAGATGCCACCATACGAGTCCTGTGGAGCATCGATGACGAAGCAGTTTGAGATCGACTGGATCTGGAAAGGGTTCCCGATACCAGAGTAAGGACTGCCCTGGAGGACAAACTCCTGTCGGGACATCATCTGGAAGATCTCTTCCTCAGACATCGGGTTCGGGTAGTTCCGCTCGATCCGAGCGAGCTCCTTGGCGCATCGACGCCAGGCGTCCTGCGGATCGATCTCGTAGAAATTGCCCTCGAGATCCTGCAGCGCGTACTTCTTGGCGAACACATCTCCGGCGAGAGTATCGCCATCGAACCAGTCCGTCGCGGACTTCTGTACCTCTTCGAACGTGAACTTCAGATCTTCGGACATGGCTATGGCCTCCCCGAGTTGGGGTGGATGGTTTTTACTTGACAGAAGAAAGGTTGGCCTTGGCGTTCATGAGCTTCGTGTGACGCTCGGCCATCTTGTTCTGCAGGTTCTTGTTGTTCTCTAGGAAGAGAGCGACAGGATCGACTCCCTGCTCGAGGATGGTGACCTTCACGGTCGAGGTGTTGAGCAAGAACGGGAAGACGATCCCGTCTTGGCCGAGGCGGCTCTTGGCGAGGAACAGACGCCCGGTGTTCATCTGCTTATCCTCCGCGCGACGGCTGATAGTGATGATGACGTCACAGACGGTCGCCTTGGCGTACGACTCACCGATCTGGGCGATCGTGACGACTTCCATGTCAAGACCCGAACGGTTTGTCTGGTCGGCCGTCACGACGACGATGTTGAACTCCTGGGAGAGAGCACGAAGCTCCTCGTACACTCCCTCGAGCTCAAAACGTTTGTCGCCATACTGGCGGCTTCCCCTGAGCAGATCGGCGTAGTCCACGACGAGAACGTCTGGAACGAAGTCCTTGGTGGCCTTCAGGCGTTGCATGTACGATCGGATCGTCTGGACGGTAGCCGTCTTGGTCGGGAACTCCTTGATGAAGAGCCTTCCCTTGACCTTCGCCGTGGCCTGGGCTTGAACGTCGGCGGCGTTCTGAGGAACGTCGTTGATGGCGACACCCGAGAAGTAGGCGTCGTGACGGAGGCCGATCTTGTATTCGGCCATCTCGCACGAGACATACAGGCTGTTCAGACCCTGGGCGATGGCGGCCGCCGAGACGTTCGAGAGGAACATCGACTTGCCGGCCCCGGTCGGTGCGATGAACGTGGTAAGCGTGCTACGTTCCCAGCCACCGTTGAGGGCGTTGTCGAGGACGGGCCATCCGGTGCTGATCGGGAACCGTGCCGACTTCTCGCACCGGCTATGAAACTCGTTCATGTACTCATGGCCAAGATCACGGGCACCGCCCTTGGCCAGGGCATCACGCATGAGCTTCTGGATCTGTTCGTAGTCGCTGCGTTCGTACGACTCGATCGCCTTGACCATCGCCTCCTTGATGGCCTGCTTCTTGCAGAATTCCAGGGAAGAGGCTTGGATGAAGCCCATGTCTCCGTTGAGCGGCTGGCGGGCGCCCTCATCAAGGAACTTCTCGACCTGTGACTCGAGCGCCCCGTCGAGATCTTCTTCCTTGCGGATCATGATCCCGAGGACATCGGTCGAGGGGTACGTCTTGTACCTCAGCTTGTGTTCGTAGAACTTTCGGACGACCTCCTGCAGGTACCTGAGCTCGAAGAACTCCGGGTTGATCACGTCCGCCATCTGCTCGGCGAACAGCGGATCCTGGATGAGCGCGGCGGTGACCTTCTCCTGGTAGCCGACGCCAAACTGCGCAAACGTATCGTTCTCGTCACTCAGTGACATTCGTGGTTGCCTCTTTCTGGAAACGGATCTTGTATTCGTTGAAGGCGAGGAACAGATCGGCGTCTGGAAGTTGGACGCCGTCGCGGATCAGCTGCAGCTTGAGATCCGAGAACTTGAACGTGAAGACCTCGTCCCGGATCGCGTACTTGATGAACCGTACCGACTGGGCTGAGATGATTGGATCCCGAAGCTGCATGAGCGAGAAGTTCTGGGTAATTACCTCCCACTGCTCCAAAAGCGCCTTCAGGATCTGTTTCTCTTTCGCCCCCTTTGGTTGCAACACCTTGCCCATCTCGTTGAGCTCTTCCAACGAAGTCTTCTTCTCTGCGAGGACGGGGAAGAACTTGAGGATCGTCTTCGGACCTAGCCCCTTGATCCCCTTCAGGTTGTCCGACCCGTCGCCGTTGAGCGCCTTCATGTAGATGAAGTTCTCGGGAAGCACGCTCTCTTCCTCGAGAAAGTTCTTCGAAGTGAAGTACATCTTTCGAGTCGGGGAGTAGACGATCGTCTTGTGATCGACAAGCTGCAGGAAGTCCTGATCGGTGGAGACGACGACCTTGTTCCTGTCGGAGAGGAATCCCGAGCAGAGGAAACCGATCACGTCGTCGGCCTCGCATCCCTCGACCTCGACCTGGGCGCATCCGAGAAGGTCGAGGTACTCCCTGAGCTTGCGATGTTGCCACTGCATGTTCGCACGGGCGTCATCCACGGACTCATCATCTCCGTACTCCCGATTGAGCCTTGGCTTCCGCCCGGCCTTGTACGCCGAGTAGACCCCACGTCGTTTGGCGCTTCCTCCCTTGCCATCCCAGGCGATGATCACCCGGGATGGACGCACCTCTCCCAGGATGTTCTTCATCATCCGGAGGAAACCGATGATCCCTCCGATCGGTTGGCCGTTGTTGTCCAACGTGGGATTGACGCAGTAGTGTCGTATGAAGTTGTTCAGTCCGTCGACTA